TTGCTGTGGTTGATGACAACACAATCAGCACAACAACTGGTGCGTTGGTGCTGGATAGTGCCACCAACATTGTCAACGTAAATGCAAGAATAACCACTACAGAAATCCAAGGAGCAACTGCTGGTGCTTATCCAGCCGCTGGCTTAAACTTGTATAGTAATGACCTTGTTCAATCTGTACAATTAGATGACACTGACATACAACTTACAGTAAATGGTCGTGGTTGGATTTTAAATGCTGATGGCACAACACAGTTTCCTGATTACAAGTTTCCATATTTGGACGGCACAGCCAATCAGGTCTTAATAACTGATGGTTTGGGCAGTTTAAGTTTTGCTGATGTTCAAAGTTTGGACACCAACTACACCATTGATGCCAGTGCTACAACAGGTGGTGCTAACTTTAACTTGGTAGGCAGTGATAGTTCTACAGATACTATCAAGTTTGCTTCAGGCACCAATGTCACCGTAGCCCAGACTGATGCTAATACTATTACTATTAGTGCTACTGGTGGCAGTGGATCCAGTTTGCCAATGCCTCCAAGTTCAAATATGACAACTAATCCTTGGAGTTTATGTCCAGGTAATCTTTTTGTTGGTGGTATCAATAACGGTATCACCGTTCAGGCTCAAGGCGTATTTTATACTCCATTTTATGTTGCGGCTCCTATTACTTTAAGTGAAGTAAGTTTATGGGTTGCTACTGCTACCAGTTTAGTGGGTTGTAGTGCTATGGTTTATATCAGCGAAGTCAATATCAGCGGTGCTACTGGATGGCAACCAACTGCTCTTTTATCAGGCGGTTATTTGGGCGAGATCACTGGTATTACTACTACTGGTATTAAATCTATCACAGGTTTAAGCACGGTATTACCTGCTGGTGCTTATCTAATGACGGTTCAGTTGAGCAACTACACTGGCACACTTCAAATCAGGGGACCAGGTGTTCAACCTATTATCGGCAGTGGTTATGCGTTTGCCAGTGATTTTAGTCCGTATAACTGGCGTAGAACTGGCGTGACTTATACAAGTGGAACTCCTGCTTCAGTAGCCAACTGGACTCAATGGACTGCTGGTGCGTCTGCTGGTATATCTAACTGGGTCCAGTGTAAATGGTCAGTGAATTAAAAGGAAAATAAAATGTTAGAACAAGTACAGACAACTGAGGCAACTCAGCCTGTTACAAGTGCAACAACACAAAGTACACAGGAAACATCACAACCAATACTAAGCTCAACACAACAACCAACTCAACCAACTTCTGGTAAGACTTGGAAAGAAGCGATCTCAGAAGAGTATAGATCAAATCCAAACATAGAAAAATTTACTGAATTAGATGCACTAGCTAAAAGCTACATCAATGAAGTATCTATGATTGGAACTGATAAGATTCCTCTTCCAGGAAAGTCTGCAACAGATGAACAGTGGAATGAAGTATATAATAAATTAGGCAGACCAGAATCTGCTGATAAATATAAACTAGAATTTAAAACTGATGTTGCTCCTGTTGATGAAAATATAATCAAAGGATTCGCACAGAATGCTCACAAGCTAGGTTTAAATAATAAACAAGCTCAAGGTATTCTAGAGTTTTATAAATCAACATTAGAAGGCTCAGCAAAAGAAATGTCAGTGAATATGGAAGCTGCACAAGCTGAAGCTACTAATGCTTTAAGAGCTGAATGGGGAAGAGCATACGATGACAACTTAAGAAAAGCTGCCAATGTTGCTCAAACTTATTTAGAACCAGAACTTCTTGATACTCAATTAAGAGATGGATCTAGATTAGGTGATAATCCAAAGATCATTAAAGCATTTGCTAATATTGCTAATCTATTATCTGAAGATAAAATTATCGGTACAGAAGCTGATAATGTTCTTCAAGGTAGAGATATTGAAAGAGAAATAGATGAATTAACATCTGATAAACAAGGTGCTTATTGGAATAAAATGCACCCTAACCACAATAAAGTGGTAAATCAGGTGCTTGCATTAAGAGAATTATTAACTCAATAATTCTATTGCAATCAATTCAAAATTGATATATTGCGATTTCTAGGGTGATTTTTAATTAAGTCACCTTAGAAATTGTAAGACAATTCTATTAGAACCTTACATGCCTGTTGGAAAGACAACCGACTAACAGTCGTTAAATGCAAGATAGCCTATCTTTTGGTGGGGAACTTTCTGAAACTAAAACTTAAACTTAACTTAACATAAAGGAAATGACACTATGTCAAATCAAATAACAACTGCTTTTGTACAGCAGTACAGTTCAAACGTACAAATGTTATCTCAGCAAATGGGATCATTACTAAGAGGAGCTGTGGATGTTGAGTCAGTAGTAGGAAAGAATGCGTTCTTTGATCAAGTTGGTAAAACAACTGCTGTTCTAAGAGCTTCTAGACACGCTGATACTCCACAGATTGATACGCCACACTCTAGAAGACGAGTAAGTCTTGCAGATTACGAGTGGGCTGATCTAATAGACAATGCAGATAAAGTTAGATTATTAATTGATCCAACTTCTTCTTACGCAAAAGCTGCGGCTGCTGCTATGGGAAGAGCTATGGACGATGTAGTAATCGCTGCTTTAGGTGGAACATCATACACTGGTGAAACAGGATCTACTTCTGTATCACTTCCATCTGGACAGAAACCATACAGTGCATCTCAAACTGATGGTTTAACTATTGCTAAACTAAGAGAAGCAAAAAAAATATTGGACTTAAACGATGTTGATCCTAGCTTGCCTAGATACTTCGTATGTGGTCCAACTCAAATCAACAATTTATTAGGAACAACTGAAGTTACTTCAAGCGACTTTAACACTGTTAAAGCTCTTGTTCAGGGACAATTAGATTCTTTCTTAGGATTTAAATTCATCGTTTCTAACAGATTGAAATTTGACGCAACTAACACTGACGACAGACTATGTTACGCTTTCACTCAAGATGCTATTAAATTAGCAGTGGGTCAAGATGTTGTAGCGAGAATAGACGAGAGAGCTGATAAATCTTACAGCACTCAAGTTTACTACTCTATGAGCATCGGAGCTACTAGAATGGAAGAAGAAAAAGTTGTGGAAATTGCTTGCGACGAATAATAATTAACAATAGGAGAATAAAATATGTCAAACGCAAATAGTGATCTAGTAACTAATTTTGTTGCTGTTCCTCAAGTATTAAGCTCTGCACAACAATTACATGGTGTGAAAAGAGTTGCAGCTGGAACAATAGCATTAGCAGTTGCTGATCTAGGAGCTAACGATACAGTTATGTTAGCACCAATCCCAAGCAATGCGAGTATTACTTCAATCAAAATCTTCAATGATGATTTAGATTCTAGCACTACAAACACTGCGGATGTTGGTATTTACAAACAAGATTTATCTGTTGTAGATGCTGACGCTTATGCTTCTGCTATTACTACTTTAAGATCTGCTAACACAACAGGTGTGGAAGTGGCTTTTGAAGCTAGAGATATTAACAAATGTGGACAAAAAGTTTGGCAAGATGCTGGACTTTCTTCTGATTCAGGATTGACTTACTTTGTAGGTTTATCTTTCCCAGGAGCTGGCGATACAGCTGGTGATGTTAGCTTTGTTATTGAATACACAGTAAGCTAATTACTACTTTAAATAGTGGGGACTAAAAATCCCCACTATCTACAATGAAGAAAATCAACGAAGTAAAAACCATTTTACATTTCCAAAATAAAGATTATATCTATCGTTATGTTCTAGTTGATAGATTTAAACATACATCAACTGCACATCATGGTTTTGATAAAGACTTAGAACTTACAGAGGCTGAGATCTTTGCATTGGTTAAACCTAGACAATTAAGACGTAAATATATTATAAAGAAAGATTAATATGGCATCAGTAGTAGAAATTTGTAATGGAGCTTTAAATCAATTAGGTGCATCTACAATCTTAACACTTACAGAAGATTCTAAAAATGCAAGACTTTGCAATGCTAGATATTTGAATGTAAGAGATGCAGTATTTAGACACCATCCTTGGAACTGTTTATTAAAACGAGCTCAACTACCAGCTGATACAGAAACACCAGCTTGGGGATTTACAAAACAATTTACATTACCATCAGACTGTTTAAGATTAATTAAAATTTTAGATTACGAATCTGATCACGTTGTAGAGGGTAGAAAAATTTTATCTCATTCTTCAACAATGAAAATATTATACATATCAAGAGTTGAAGATCCTAACGAATACGATCAATTACTAAGAGAAGTTTTAAGTGCTGCGTTAGCTGCTGATATTGCTTATGCAGTTACATCATCTAATCCAGTTGCTCAGCAAATGTATCAATTGTATCAAGAGAAATTAAAAGACGCTAGATTCGTAGATTCAACAGAAGGATATAATACAGATCAAGAAATGGGTATGGCATCTGTAGTAGATTCAAATACGTTTATTAACTCTAGGTTTTAAGAACCATGGCTAGAGTTGCGGTTCAATTAACTAATTTTACTGGCGGAGAATTATCACCACGTTTAGATGGTAGAAACGATTTAGCCAAATACGCATCTGGTTGTAAGACATTACAAAACATGGTTGTCTATCCTCATGGATCTGCAGCTAGAAGACCAGGTACAACATTTGTAGCAGAAGTTAAAACATCATCTGCATTTACAAGATTAATTCCTTTTGAATTTTCAACAACACAAACTTACATTTTAGAATTTGGAAATTTATATATTCGTTTCTATAAAGATAATGGTGCAATATTAGAATCAAGTAAAACTATAACAGCAATCACAAAAGCTAACCCTGGTGTTGTTACAGCAAACTCACATGGTTTCTCTAATGGAGATACAGTTGTTATTTCTGGTGTTGTAGGAATGACACAGGTTAATGGTAAAAGATTTAAAGTTGCAAACGTTGCAACAAATACATTTGAATTACAAGATATAGATGGCAACAATGTTAATACATCTGGTTATACAACTTATGAATCAGGTGGAGTTGCAAATAGAGTTTATACATTAACAACAACTTATGAAACTGCAGATCTAGCAGATTTAAAATTTGCTCAATCAGCTGACGTTATGTACATTTGTCATCCTGATTTTCCACCAAGAAAATTATCAAGAACTGGTCATACCTCTTGGACTATTACAGATGTTGATTTTTCTAATGGACCATTCTTAGATCACAATATTACAACAACAACAATGACACCATCACATAAAAACGTTGGTGATACTGTTACAGCAACATTCTCAGCAGTTACTGGTATTAATGATGGTAATGGTTTTACATCTGGTGATATTGGAAGATTAGTACATTTTAATACTGGTCATTTTGAAATTACATCTATTACATCTACAACAGTTGTTGTTGGAACTGTTATTAAAGATTTAGGTAAGACCACTGCAGATACTGACTGGGCTTTAGGTGCGTGGTCAGAATATACAGGCTATCCTTCTTGCGTAACTTTCTATGAACAAAGATTAGTATTTGCAGGAACTGAACATCAACCACAAACTTTATTCTTTTCTAAATCAGGTGATTATGAAAACATGGATGATGCTTATCATGCAACAGTAGCAGATGATGATGCAATCATTTATACAATCGCTTCTAACCAAGTTAATGCAATTAGATTTTTATCTGCAACACGAACATTAATCGTTGGCACAGTAGGTGGTGAATTTTCAGTATCAGGTGGTGGTACAGATGATCCTGTAACTCCAACAAATATATTAATTAAAAAACAATCTAATCATGGTTGTGCAAATATAGATGCTATACCAGTAGGTAACGTAACTCTGTTTTTACAACGTGCTAAAAGAAAGATTAGAGAACTAGCTTATAACTTTGATGTTGATGGTTATGTTGCACCTGACATGACTATTCTTGCTGAGCATATTTCAGAAACTGGAATTAATTCTATGTCTTACCAACAAGAACCTAATCAAGTTATTTGGTGTGTTAGAGGAGATGGAAGATTAGTTGGTTTAACTTATCAAAGAGAACAACAAGTTGTTGCTTGGCATAAACATATATTTGGTGGTGCATTTGGAACAGGTATTGCAGTATGCGAATCCATAGCTACCATTCCAACAGATGATAAAGAATATCAAACATGGGTTATTATTAAACGTACTATTAATGGTGTAACAAGACGTTACGTTGAATACATTAATCAATTTGATTTTGATGAAACAGATAATACAAACTTTAATTTCTTAGATTCACAACTTGCTTATTCTGGATCTGCAACTACTACAATTACAGGATTAGATCATCTTGAGGGACAAACTGTATCTGTTCTTGCAAATGGTGCAACACATCCAGACAGAACTGTATCTGGTGGATCTATTACTTTAGCAAGATCATCTACTAAAGTTAAAGTTGGATTAAAATATACATCACTATTACAAACAATGAGATTAGATGCTGGAGCTCAAAATGGTACATCTCAAGCTAAAACAAAAAGAATATTTAATATCTCTATTAGATTATATGAATCTATTGGTGTTGAAGTTGGTCCAGATCTAAACAATATGGAATCCATTCCATTTAGATCTTCTGCTAATCCTATGGATCAAGCTATACCAGTATTCACAGGTGATAAAGAAGTAGAGTTTAGAGGTAACTATGAAACTGATGGTTTTATATATGTACGTCAAA